TGCCATGCTACTAGCGAACGCATCGCTAGCGCACCGTCCCCCATACTGGTGCGTTATGATAGAATCCGTCCCCTTACGGTCCAAGGCTATGCAAGCTTGAATCCCCTTCACTAGTTCGGGGGTGTTGTCCGCAATCCATTGACTCCCATGTCCCCCGCATTCTTCTTCCCTATGAAAGACGTATAGTCCGGACTTCCCCGCCAAAATCATCTCTCTCATAAGCCAGACTCCGGCGGTGCAATCGGCGCCAAGGCAAGATGCGCGCTTTTCGTCATTAGCTAGGCTAATCCATCCCGCCTTGTGTTTGATTTTTTGATACCCGTCCACACTATGCACCGTGTCCGTATGGGAAGAAAACATAACGGGGGAGTCCCCGATTCTTATAATCTCGTTTCCGTAACCATCCGTATAAGTCCCTAACGGTTGAATCCATTGCCGGATAAAGTCTTCTTCCGTTTTGCTTCCGGCGGGACGCATTGTTTGCAGCATATAGAATAAAGCTTCCGAATCTGGCGCGTCTGAATAGCGGCGCGCGTTTTGTGTTTTTGAGATTGTGCGAGTCATTGTCTTAACCTTCCGTTGATTCTGATTCTGATTCTGATTCTTCTTCCACATGTAGTTTTGCGCGCAAGATTAGGTCTGATTCCGCATATTCTTTTTCATATATTTCCCCGTCTATTTCCACAGACTCATAGGTGTGGTGCCAGTAATAATGACTCGTCCCCTCACAATAAAAAGCATTTTCATACCGCGCGTCTTGGCACCATTGTTCTACTTGCGAGCCGACTACATAAACGGGTTCCGTTCCGCCTTGCGTAACCCATTCGCTGGTGTGGTCACAATATGAGAAGTTACGTTCCGCATAATAAAGCGAATACGTATTATGGTCATCTGCGATAATGGAGTCGCAAGAGTCGGAATATGTTTCCTCGTAACCATGACAGAAAAAGGAATTGCTTTCGTAACAATCTCGGCACCATGACTCCGAATGATTCCGGCCCGTGTTAACAGAATATGAATCATCCTCGCTCATTCTATCTTCACAAGATTCGCAGATCATTCCACCATCTAGGTCTATTTGCCCGTTTGTCTCTTGCGCCCCATGTTCACCATGACGACTCATAGTGAAAAACTCGCCACAAGACGAAAGAGTCACACAATAAGAGCCGTCCAAGTAGGGCATAGCATATGAGGAGTCGCCTAACGGGATGGCAGCAATACGCGCGCCATTAAAACTACCTAAAGAGCCGGACTCGTAACCTTCCGCGCGCAATGCCTTCTCTAGTCGCGCATGTTCTCGCATAGCAGAGTCGCGGCGCGCGCCTGTGTCGTAACGTTCTGGAGTCGGATATATGCGGCCATATATCTTGCGTTCCGGCCAAACAAGAGCACGGGACGCAATAGGTTCGTCATGATAGTCCGCGCTCTTTTTTATGTAAGCTATTGCCAGATCAAAACCGCCATAAACACGGGACGGGTGAACCCCGCGAAAGTCGCAAGACATGCAAGACGCTGGACCGTTCTTATAAATCTCTTCTATTTCGTCCGGCGTCTTAGCGAGACTGAAAGATGCCGACTCTTCATTGTCGCCATTAAAAACACGGCACCAAAATTGAATCTCTTGCGGGGTTAAAATGTTAGAAAAAAACCGTGTCAAATAAGCGCCCGCCCTTATTCGTGTTTGCCTATCTTGCTCACCTTTTTCTGGCGACTCCGTAAAAGCTACCATTGTCTCTTTTTCTTTTGAAACATGCGCGTAATGGTGCCGCATCTCTTCCGGCCTTTCGGCCCACCATATTTCGGCGCACCAAGGTAATTCGGTATATTCGCCAGAAACTAAGCGGCGCAATTCCCTATCCCGCCATTGTAAATCGGGCGCGCGACAAACGAAATAAATTTTGCCAGTCTCTTGCGCTAAGACTCGCATATATTCCCGCGCGTCTTCTTCCGTCATTATTAGATCGGGGTTTATTACGGTTTTATCTTCCGCCCGTATTACTTGCCAGTTTGCCATTGCGATTCCCCTATTAAGATTCGCCGGATATTGCCGGACGAAAAGAGAATAACGCGCGATTCCTTTACATTATATTACAAAATGCGCACCGCACCCATTTTGAGCAATAGCGCCCGCAATAGTGCTAGTTTTAACTTGTTCACTATGCGAACAATCCAAGCTTGTTCGCAATGCGAACGCGCGCCCAATTTGAGCGCCTAAACCTATGTTGGGGACATGACCCTAACCTGGGCATGAGAACCCATTGTCAGCCAGGCAAACCAAATTGGTTTTGATAAATTTGGTTGGTTGGATTTGGTTGGTTGGTTGGTTGGTTGGTTGCAATCCTATTTGGTTGGTTAGTTGGTTGGTTGGCTTGACACATGACAAATTGTCAGGCGTAATATGCGAGCGGCAATATCCGCAGGAGATTCACAAATGACAAAGAAACACTTTGAAGAATTGGCAAAAGCTATCAATGCAATCATGGACCAAAACGCTCGGCTGCAAGCTGCATCTGCAGTTGCTGGTGTTGCTGCAAAGCTCAATCCACGCTTTGACGCACAGCGTTTCTTTCAAGCTTGTGGGGTGGCACAATGAGCGACACACTCCCTCGCGCCATTGCCGACTTGGTTGGCGTTGTCTTTGGTGAACCAAAGAAACCAAAACCCGCGCTGGTCAATACACCACGCCCATCACCGATTAGCATGATTGAAAACGGTGACGGGACTTTTACCGTCATGCGTTTCCGTAAGGTGGTTGGTTGGATCAATCCCGTGCATCTGGCAGGGGACCGTGACGGTTTCAAAGCTTTAACCGTGCACGGTGAGATCAAGAATTGCTACTCTATGCGTTTGGCGCGTGAATTCCTTCTCTCAAGCTATCATTAATTAAAGGGCATTGATTTGCCTTTTAATCTCTCCTTGTGACGAAACGGGAGAGTATGACTAGGGGCCGCTGTATCAAAACACCAGCGGCCCCCTTTTCATTTCACGACCCTGAGATGGGCTGGCCCCATGTGCTCACGGTGAACGTCATTCCAATCCTGCCCTGCCATGGTTGGGATGGTCACAGTCACACGCCGCTTGAATTGAACCTCCAGCCGATTGGCAAGGTGGAATGCCTTCGCCTGTCCAGAATAATTCTGGTCGTGGTCGCCAAACACCGTGATCTCCTCGGCGTTGAGCGGTGGGACCCATTTGGATAAGAGAACCCCGTTCACACAGGCCCAGACAGGCATATCAAACAGGATTGCCGCACTGATGGCCGTCTCAATGCCTTCAGCCACCCCCATCTGTGGTTGGGATGGTGCGAGCCTGATTGCGCAACCGTCTGGTAGCTTTCCGGGCATCACCTTCTTGGTTGTTTGGACCCGAGCCTTCTGCCCTTGGTTGGTTAGAAAAGTCAGGTGCAAATTGACCGCCCTACCCTCATGGCTGACAATTTTTGACACCATGGTTGGATGAGACTGCCCCTCAGACCAAACGCCTGAGTGCTCACGGATCAAATTAGAAGGCCACAGACAGCCAACACGCGCGGTCAGGTAGCCGCAAGTGGCCGAACCCTCATAAACCGGCTCAGCGGCCCGCCACGTGGCTTCCATGGCCCTTCTATTGGCCAGATCGGCTTGGTTGGCCTGGTTGGGGGTAAAATTGGTTGCCTTTCCCAGCAAGCCCTCAACCTTCTCCGCAATCTCGCGGAAGCTCAGGCCGGATACCTTGGATGCCAGATCAAAACCATCCCCAGGGCCGCACCCCGAACAGAAATAGCTCCCGTTGGAATTGCGGTCATCCCAGCGGAACCGATCCTTGCCACCGCAGATCGGGCATGGGCCGTGATTGCCTGTCAGGAATATCTCACTGACCCCAAGCTGGGGCAGCATGGTGCGCCAGTGACCCTTGGCGATTTCTTTGAGGGTCATGGCTTCCTGTCCTTCAAGCGGAACCTGACGCGATAGAGAGCCTTGTCTGGATCAGCATAGACGCTGCCCTCACGGGCGTAATAAATCCCGTGATCTGCGTAAATCGTCGGCATGGCAAGAAATGAGCCCGCCGCCTCCCCTACAAGGGTTGGCAGGAAGTCGGGACTGATCGGCGGGCGTTCAAGCATATATTTTCCGTAGCTCATGCTGCACCTTTGCGTTTTGCGTTGCGGATATTGCGGGCCGTAATCCACCGATCGGTCTCAGGCCGGATCATTCCAGATTTAGAGCCGCTCAGGGAGCTATCAGGGCCAACCCCGAACCGATCCTTGTAGGCGAAATAGGCCCAGCCAGACTTGTAACCACGGAGATGAGCGTGGAGCAGAAGTTCCGAATAGAAAATCTGCTTCTCAGCCATCGTGTATTTCTGCTGCTTGACTGAAAGCTTCTTGTCCTTCGTCAGCTCGTACAGCTCGCCATCGTCACAGGCGATCTGGCTACGGGCTTCCGGCTTGAACCCACAGGCAGGACACTGCGACAGTTTCGGCGGGCGCAGGAACGTGCACTTGGGGCACTCCTTCGGGAGAGGCTGCTTGCGCTCCGTGGTTTGGCGCCGAGCGGTCCCATCGTCCAAAGTTGCCCGACCAAGCTCCGTGACGAAGCCCAGCTTCAAGGTCGTGTCCGAGTGATCCAAGATCAGGCAGTGGTCCTTGCCCTCAGCCTTACGCAGACCGCGACCGATCATTTGCGTGTAAAGGATTTCCGAACGGGTAGGCCGAGCCAGAATGATGCAGCGAACGTCCGAGTCAAAACCCGTGGTCAGCACCCCCACGTTGGAGATGATTTTGACCTCGCCAGCCTTGAATTGACGGAACACCTCTGCCCGCTCCTCCAGATCGGAGAACCCGTCCAGATAGGCGCAAGACACCCCAGCTTCCTGGAACTCAAGCTGGATGCTCTTGGCGTGGGCGCGATTGACCGCAAAGCAGATCGTCGGGCGGTCCTCAGCCTTTTCCATCCAAGTCGTCACGATGTCAGCAACCAAGTTTTTCTTGTCCATGGCAGCACCAAGCTGATCCACCTTGTAGTCGCCAGCTTGGATCTGCACACCCGTCAGGTCGGGGTGAGCCGGAGCAAAGACCTTGAAATCCGACAGCGTGCCATCGGTAATCAGTTCTTGCGTGGTGGTGCAGACAATCAGATCGTCCCAGCGGCCCTTGGCGCCCATGCCCTTAGCCCACGGGGTCGCGGTCAGACCCACAAACGGAACATCCTTCCACTCAGGGCGGTTCATCCAATCGTCGTAGAGCTTGAACATCTGGTGGCACTCGTCCACCAAAACCAAATCCACCAGCGGGATTGTTCGCCTAGCCAAGGTCTGAACCGAGCAGACTTGGACGGGCTGACTAGCGTCCGTCAGTTCGTGCATCCCCTGCATGACCGCAACGTCAAAAATCCCGTTCTGCGTAAAACGCTCAACGGTCTGGTCAATCAGGCTCAAGGACGGGACGGCAAAGATAACCTTCTTGCCCCGCTGACGGGCCATGTTGACGATAGCCGCAGCAATAACCGTCTTACCGGCCCCAGTGGGGGCTTGCACGACAGGGCGGCGCTTTCCCCCTGCCAAGCGTGAACGTAGTGTTTCAATCAGCGATTTTTGGTAGCCGCGCAGTTCCATCTGCTCTCTCTCTAGTAAGTAAGATTCCTACTTCTGGTAGGGATTCTTTAACAACCTACGTATTGATAGGTTCTGGGTGATAGGTTTGGGGCTCACAGTGAACCCCTTGGGGGCTCAGATTGAGCCATTAGGAAAACCGGCCATTGAGGGCATACAAATTTGAGGTTTGAAGGCGTCCTTTGACCCGTTTATGGCGGCTCAGAAACTTGCCATCCTCCAGCTTCTTCAAGCACCGTTTGATGGTCGCGCGGGACATGCCTGTGTCCACAGCCAGACGCTCAACGGAAGGCCATGCGTGACCCCGCTCGTCGGCGTAATTAGCAATTACGATCAGGAGAAACTTTTCGTTTGTTTTGGCTGGCTGCTTTAAAGCCCAGGCCATAGCTTGAAATGACATATCAGACCCCATTAGTTGGGGGTCGCTTGCAAAAATTGGAAATTCGGGATAATTATCCGTCAAGTCCAACTCGCGCAGCAACCGCGTGTTGATTTAGAAGCCCCAGAGGTGTCCATCCCTCTGGGGTTTCGCATTCTAGAACTATACCTCATCCTCTCTCAACGATCAACGTCAGCGCCAGCAAGGCAATCTTAGGGGTTTTAATCTCTCTACTCGTCCAGCGGTAAATTGTTCTAATATTTACATCTAATTCTTTTGCTATTTCTTCATTATTCCAGCCGGATTTATGCAGTTTATTAAGCAAAAATTCTAAGTTCTTGACCTTGATAGACATTTTAATTTCTCCAGTAATTGTCGGTATATGACATTACGCCATATACAATTATTTTTGCAGAGCCTTTTTTATTTTCTCTTCATTTTTCAAAAGCCATTTCATTGTGGCCAAACAAGCCTCCATGAATGGCAATCGTCCTTTAGTATCGGCCAGCACCTCTAAATCAAACTTGCCCTGCTCGGCATACCGCTCGCACACCGACACATAGCTTCTGTGGCTGGTGACTACGCCTTCCAGCGTCTCCACCTGTTCCTTCAAACTGATCTTCATTGACCCACAAACTCTGTCGGTTTTCCGACACTCAGAGCGTCAAATAAATACCAAGCACAGTTATCCATGCCAGTATTGGCTGACCCTTCCATCCACTTTACCCGTCCTACAGCCACGATTTTGGCGCACAGGTCCAGATGCCGAGAGGCTTGCTTAGTGAACATCCAATCGGCGTCAAAGAGCAGCCATGTTGGCCGCAGGATGGAACACCGCTCAATGATCTGATGCAGGACAGGCCGATCCCACGGCGGGTTCGTTATGATGAGTTTTGCACCGTTGAGATCCTCCTCCACGACCCATGACGCATCATGCTGCCGGATGTACTCTTCCAGCGGCATCACATCAAAAGCGGAGACGCATTTCAGCCCATAGTTGTCCAAGTTGCGGATGAGGTGTCCCGCGCCAGCGCAAGGCTCGCAGTAGGTCGCCTTTAACGGCAAATGCGGCACAAGCGGCCTGACCGCCTCCAGCGGAGTTGGGTAAAAATCTAGGCGCTTACGCTCAAAGTCTGATCGCTTACCCATCTTTGTTCTCCTCTAGTGCGTTAATATCTTCTTCTATTAGATGGCATAAAAAATCACACGAGGGGGCTATAGGGTTAACTGTTGGCTGATTCATCGGTATTTCATCAATAAAAGACCTGACGCCTTTTATTCTGCAAAGCTTAACATTCAAACTTCTAGATAATTGAGCCATCCGCTCAAACTCATCAGGATAACTCTTCCTGACCAACGCCCAATAGTCTGGGCTAGTCGCCTTTACGCAGGTTTTGCAATTGTTGTTATGAAATCCAAGGATGTAAGGTTCGGGCAACTTGATGCCAGCATTCATTACCAACGCAAGAACATGTTCTTTGGTCAGGCCAGCATCAATCAACGGTGTTTTTATATTTAGTTCGGGGTAATTCTCACGCAACCTATCGGCTCTATCTACATCAGACTTGTCTGCTGTGTAGCCGAACACATGGATATCCGTTGGTTTTTGAAAACCTAACCGAGGCTTCACTTTTAACTCAGTTGTGCAACGCGCCCCGTTGATTCCAGCGAGCCACCGTGTTTTTTCCCATACATCCCAAACATCTGCGTATTCTTCAGAGCGGAGGCGCGTGATGGTTTTACCAAACCACTTTTCGCAGTCAGCCATAAACCGGACGTTATCTTCATGCTCTCCGCCAGTTTCGCAATAAACCGGAAAAACATTTTTATGTTC